TAGTCAAGATTTTCGGCAAGCCATTCAACGCCACCTATGTTTACAGTCCTATACGTCCTTCCACCAATATCCGCAGAACCCGGTGTTATGAAAGTTACCCGTCCTAGCCCACTCTGCGAAAAGTCGGCACCCTCAACTACTATAGCATAGTTATTGTAGTAAGTATTTCCAACGTGCGGAAAATAGTTTGTAAGCGTGGCCCCGACATAACCATTCTCGTCCACGATCTTGATGCCAACCTCGGAATCGATCATCTTGGTCGTTATTCCGCCAACAGATCCACCACCGCCGCCAAATTTGTAAATGCCCGCGCCCTTGTATATACTAGGTTTATAAATTGTCGGTTCCATGCGCGCCCCCGTTAGATTGCGAGTCCCGTGGACGCATCGAGGATGGCATCCGTCTCGATTTCGAGTTCGAGGATGGGGTTCACGTTCTGCTCCTTCATGTCGTCGCTCACGTTGAAGTCGTACGCGTGGAACACGCTCTCGGCATCGAGCACAAGACGACAGGGACGGTTCAGTGACGTGTCAGCGTCGCTGTCCGGCGTGATTGTAATGTTCTTCTTCTCCCAGCGGTTCCACTTTCCGATGTTCATTTCGAACTCGGCGAACGGTTCGCCAACCTCGGAGCCGACCGACACCTTGCTCAAGCGCATCTTGAGAGCCGCTGCGACCGCGCCGTTGCCTTCGATGGCGAGGTTCGCGTTCGTGAGGCGAGCCCCCGTAATCTTGATTTTGGAAATCCCGCTCAATGCGACGATGCCCGCGAACGCGCCGCTCGTAATGTAGCAGGGCATCACCTGGTCGGTTGCGGGAGAGAAGCTTGCGTCCGGCGTTTCTCCGCCAAGTTCGTAGGACGCGCCTGTATAAAGGGAAAGCAGATATTTGTTCGCCATCTGTCAATACTCCGTTGTTAATTTGTTAAGCGTTTTCAAGTTCCGTGATGCGGTCGTCAAGTTCCGCGATGCGGTCGACAATGTCATTTGCAATATCGATAACGCCATTCATCTTCACGATTGTGGTAGTGTAGGTGTACGAACCGGGCTCACCCTCGCGAGTCTTGTCGGTGCACTTCCAGAGCTTTCCGTGCTCGAAGTAGAATTTCCCGACTTCGTGGGAGTTGTAGTACGCTATTTCGACGATTTCTTCAACTTCCGATGTTGTGTCGCCATCGTCAAGGATGGACGCATTGGCGTTCGCGACCCCATCGCTCGTGACGGGGTTCGTGGAGCCTGCGCGGGGTTCGGTGTCGAACTTGAGGGTGGATTCGAGGGTCGTCTGGCGACCGGGTACTTCTTTGTAGAAACTCATGATTTTATTCCTCTTTGCTTTTCATTTTGTCGCGATAAAACGAGCTACTTGTCAAACGCCTTGAAAATAGATGTGGCGACATAATCGCTGGATTTGACCGCGAGAAACACGTCGAATTGGTCGCCTGCGTTCTCCACGCTGCGTTCGTGGTATATGTACGGAGTGACGAATCTGGACTGCGTGTTGTCTGCGGAAATCTGCAAGCCCGACCCGTGCTCGGACACAGCGTATTTGCTCAAGTTCCAGACACGGCGCACGGCCAGACTGCGCTTGTATGTACCCTGGTCTTGGACGAATAAAGCCTGCATTTCGTTCGGGCCGTACTCGATGGACTCGGCAGGGCAGGAGCCGACGTTGCCGGAGTATGTCGCATTCAATTCCTGAAGCGGGGCGATGTACGGTTCGAACGCGTTGTTCGAGTAGAACGGCATCATCACGCCGTTTCCGCTCGTGTAAAATACGTTGTCCTTGATGATGATGTTGTTTACCTTCACGCCGTAGATGTCGGCGTTGCCTACCGACGAATCGCCAAACGCGATGTAGCCGTTGTTGCCGAACGTGTTTTCAGCAAAAATTGCATCGATCCACAAGTCGCTGTTCTCATAGTAGGGAATAACTTGAATCGGATTATTGACGATGCAGTTGTGCATCCGCACGCAATCGAACCACGAAAAGTTCCCTATGTGCAATATTACGTTGCGGAGGTTTACCTCGTTGCCCTTCGCGTGAGTCCCGCTCGACGCATTCCATCCGGCACACTTGAACGTGGCACTCAACGCACCGCCGTCCTGCGAGTACGATGTCACGCTGCTGTCGATGCCGGTGTTCAACACCACGATAGAATCGCGCACGACTATGGACGAGAACGGCATGTCGCTCGAAATGTTCACGCTGTTGCAATGGTCGAGCGTGAGCGACTTGCCGCCGTTCATCGGGTAGACGGTAATTGAACCGCCGATGTCCGTGAACTTGACATTGACGTTCGTCGATACCGTACCGAAAAACACGCCGTTTCGGAACTCCGAGATGTTGCTGTTGTATAGGGTTGTGACCGACCGCCCGCACAAATCGACGATGGACATTCCCGCCGCGTTTGCCCACGCAAGCCACACGTCAGCATTCTGCGCGTCGGTAATCTTCCAGGAGTCGACCTCTATCTTGTGACCTCCGGCGATCGTGCCGAAGTCTACGTTGTTATAGTTCGCACCGCTGAAAAGATAGTCGCTGAAATTGCAGTTCGTGAACTTTGCAACAAGATTGTCCTTGTCAAAAATCGCCCTTCCGATAAATGTGCAGTCGTCGAAATGTAGACACCCACTATTCACGAATGTAGGCGCATACAAGTTGTTAGAGCCTATGACAACCGCGTTCATCACGTCGAGCATCGAGCCAATAGTTACGAATGCGAAATAGTTCGTCTTGTCAAGATTGAGTATTCCCGCTCCACACGTCCAGAAATACGTAGCCGTCCTGAACCATGAAGAGTGTGCGCTCACCTTCGTTCTGCGGTCGGAACTCATGATGTAAAAGTCCGCGACATAATCCAAGTTATGCCCATCTACATCGAAATCAAGCCCGTAGAACATCGCGTTCGTGAATTTGGCCTTGCACGAGAACAACGTCTTGCGCCCGTTCGTCACGCTGTACGAATTGCCGTTCGTGTACATTCCCTGCTCGATATACAACGTGGTCGGGTAGGTGATGGTGTAGTCGCCGCTCACGCCGAGAGGAGCAGCGCAGAATGCGCCGAGGTTCGCCTCGTCCGTTCCGGGCTTGATGCCGTACACGCTCGACTTTATGCTGTCGCCTTCGCACAAGTAGCACCACATACCGCTCGCATCGTGTGTGTCGGCGATGACACACCCGCCGTCCTCGCTTGCCGTGCAGTTCGGATTCCACAAGTAGTAGCGCGGTGACGTGTCGCCCGGTGTCGTGTAGCAATTGACGCGCACGATGCCCGACGGGTTCTCGATGTCCTTCAAGTCCGCGATGGTCTCGACGGTGCGCGCGGCTTCCTGCTCGGGGTCAAAGTCGAACCCAGCCTCGAAGCGGTCGAAGTCCTCGAAGTCCTCGTCGGGGCTCTCGTCCGCAAGTTGTCCGGGCGCGCCCACGTACTTCTGCACGAGCACGTCCACAACGCCCACGTCAAAGAACAAGGTGGTCGGGATGCGGCCCGTCGTGTCGAGCAATACGGGATTCTCGCTCGCGACGTACTCCGAGCCCTCCATCGTGTAGATGCTCTTCTTTTCAAGGCTGTCGTGAACATAGACGAGCACACGCCCTTGCAGGGGTGCGCCGCTCGCGTCAACAATAGAACCGGGATTAAATCCAATCTTCATCTTACACTCCCATTGCCTTCATGATTTCGGTCGCGCTCTTGACCTTCTGCGCCTCGAGTTGCACCGCCTTCTGCTCCAAGTCCATCTGCGCCTTGTCCGCCTCTGCCGCGCTCTTGACGGCATCGCCGCCCTGGTCGAGCATCGCCTTCTGCGCGTTCTCCTCCATGCGGAACTCATGCTGCTGGCGAGCCTTGAGGAACTCCGCCTGCAAGGACTTGTCGAAATCCGCGCTCGACTTCTCGTAGGCATCCACCTGCGCCGTGAGTTGCACGATTTCCTTGTCCTTCGCGTCGATGGCTTCCTTCATCTTGGCGATGGTTTCCTGCATCTGCATCTCCATCTCGGTCGGTTGCGGCATCGCGTTCAGTTCCGCGTAGAGGTTCGCGAGGATGTCGTTGTCGGGGTGCGTGCGCAAGATGGCGTTCACGATGCTTCGCTTCTGCGCAGGCTCCACAACGCCCACGAGGGTCGCGAGTTCCTGACGCGCGACTTGCAGTTCCATGTATTCCTCCGGCCCTTGTGCCACCTCAACGTTAACATCGGGATGACCGAGCAGCGATAGCACCGTGTCGCCCAAAGCCTTGAAACTTGTGCGGAGGTGCTGGAAGTAGTGACGCACGTTGTTCTGGAACACCTTGCTCGTGTACATGACCGCAGTTGCCGTCACGTCGGTGGACGTGTCCGCGAGGCCCTTGCTGTCAACGCCCGTAATGCTGGAGAGCAGGCCGAGCGAACTCTGCACGATACCCGACACGTCCTGGAACTGCACCGTGTTGTCGAATCGCTTGGGTGCTTCGAGAGGGGTTTTCTTGTCGTTCGCGAGTCGGTTGTGCGGGATAATCGGATTGATGCCCGAGCCCGCCTTCTTGTAATACTTGTCGAGCCCCTTGAACGCCTCGAGCGTTCCTTCCCATTGCGGTTTCGGGGAGAGCGCAAGACGTTCGCCGAGTTGCGTGAACGCCATGTTCACGATGCGCTGGATTTCCTTCGCCTTCGAGACGAGCCCCGTGTAGGACTTCTTGTCGCCATCCCACGTGCGCTCGCCCCACACCGGGAACAGCGGGATGCGGTGGATTGGGATGACCTGCTCGGGCGCATCTTCCTCGCCGACCATCTCGCGGTCGTTGATGAATGTCGTCACGTGGCATCCGTCGGTATCGAGCCAGTAGTAGGTGATAACCGGCACGAGGTTGGAGCATCCCGCACCGTCGCCCACGATCATCTGCGCGTCCTCGCTCGGCACGTACTGCGAGCCCATGTGGACACGCACCCATTCACGGGAGCGGTAGTCTATCAACGCCCCCTCCATACTATCACTACCATCAAGTTCGGTGCTATCAGGGTCCAGGAGGATTCTGTCGATGTCTGACACAGAGTAGATGACGGGAATCTCGTTGCCGTTCGTGTCGGTATCGGAGCCGAGCGCGAGAACTCCGAGCCCGAAGGACACGGAGTCAAGCAGGGCCTCCTGCGTGGCAAATCGGTTGGCATCGTGCGCGAAAAAGTTGTCGATTTCCTCGTCGATGTCTTGTTGGCCGGTGTACCACGTGAAAGGGTACGCGGAGTAGGAGTTCGCGACCGAGTGCGTCTGGTTCGCGATTACGTTAATCGTGATGCGGTTGCGCGACACGTCGATAAACTTGTCATCGTCCTTGCCCCATTGCTTGCCCGAGAGCATCTCGCGGTCTTTCTTGATGCGTTCGCGGAGTGCGGAAAAGGCCGACTTGGAACGCGCGGAAAACTTCTTAAATTTTTGGATGTTGTTCATTTACTTGATCTCCCACATCGGACGGTGTGCGCCCGTGTTCGCAAGCAGCTTGTGACCGCGTTCAAGCAGCCACAACTTGAAATCGTCATTGTTTGGAGCGTAACCGAACTGCACGATGGACGGGTCGTTCGCCACCGCGTCGAGATACTTTACGTCGCGCGCATCAAGGTCGAGAATGCGCGAAGCCTTCACGCCTTCCACTTCCTTCTTCGTCTTGCGGTCTTGCGCTTCCTTGTGCTCATCGTCTCGCATCTTCTTCACTTCTTGCGCAAGATTCGGTGTGTCGGGCATAAGGCTGAACGCACCCGACATCATGTTGAGCGCAAGATTCGCGTCGTTGTCCTTGCCGTATCGGTTTACAAGTAGGGTAGGAGCACCCATTTCGGCAACGTCGAGAACTTTTCCCCACTTGGTCGTCGGTGCATGGAGCCCGCGTTCTGCACGGCTCTTGCCGATATTCGTCACGAGTTCGCGAGCCTTGCCGCTCACGCCACCCTGCGAACTTCGGGTAAGTTCTCCTGTCGCGACTCGACCAGCACCGCCACCAAATCGGGCAAGACTGAAACCCACGCCCAAATTTGTTGCAAGACCCATCAACGCGTCGCCGACGGAGAAATCCTGCCGCTGCGTGTTCGGGTCATCCTCGCCACGCATGGCCGCGTCCATAGCCTCGGACGCAAACGGAGCGAATGCATTGCCGAGCACCGTACCCACCGCCTTGTTCGCAAGAGCCTTCTGCGCATATTGTCCGGCCTTCGGAATCTTCGACAAGATTCTCGACGCCTTGCCGACGTACTGACCCGAAGGGATTGCCATTAGGCCACTTTCAACAAAGTCGCCAACCTGGTCTTTTATGGTCGGGTCTTCGCCACGTTCCCACGCCTCGTAAGCGCGGGGACGGAAAAACTTTGTGAGGAACATTCCGGCCTTTTCTACAAGGTCGTCACCTTTGAGTGCCTTCTTTCGTTCGGTTTCGATGTCGGCGCGCATCTTGTCGTTGCTTGCCTGCTTCCACGCGTCCTTGACAAATTCCCAACCGCGCTCACCGAACGCTGGGTCGCCTTCGATGGCTTTCTTCCACGCCTTCTGCTTCTGCGGGAAATCCTCGATGAACTTCTCGATTGCAGAGCGGCCTCCCTTCATGTTCTTGTCGTCGTTCTCGATTTTGAGCTTGCTCAAGATCGTGGAGAATGTCGGCAGGGGTGCTTCCACTTCCGCATCTTCAATGTAGACCGGAACGTCATCGCCGAAGGAATCCAGGAAAGCCTTTTCGCGCAAGGCATCCGTGATGCCTTTCGTCGTGTCGAGTTGCGAGCGTAGCGCGTACACGTTCGCGGAGTCCTGCGGGGACAATCCAGCCTCGCGGAGAGTTGCAAGAATTTCACTCGGTTTTGCCATGATTACTTGCCCACCTTCACGACGAATCCGATATTTTTGTCGTACTTGTAATACTTGCGCAACGCATCCGAACCGTTGTCGAACATCTGCCTGCGCATATCCTTGTTTTTCACGCCGTTAATATTCGATGCCTCGCGTCCGGCTTCGGATTTCTCTTGTTCGCTTGCAGCCTTCTTCTCGACGGTCGAGTTCTTGTACTTGTCGGCAAGTGCGCGAAGTTTTGCCGCCTCGCTCGAATTGTCGCCCATCTTGTCGGCCTTCGCGTAGAGCCCCTGGATGTCCTTGTCGTGGAGGTTCTTGTTGCGCACAAGCCCCTCGATGCGCTGCGTGTCCGCAAGCACCGTATCGTCGTCGGCTGTGCCATCGACCTTCTTGAGAAGGTCGTAGTATTCGCCCGGGAGCGCGATGCCGTTCTTCTCGGCTGCGTACTTCGCATCGTCGAGCGCGGCCTTCATCTCGCCGCGCGTCTTGCGCTGCATCCAATCGTCCGCCTCGTGCAGACCCCATTCCAACTTTTTCGCGTTGGCGATGGCGTTGCGCACCGCGGACTCGGCAGCATCCCTGCCGGACGCGTTCATCTGCCTGCGCCCGAGTTCGGTGTTGACCGCCTGCTGGTACGGGGAGTAGTTCCCCGCCTCCATCATCGTCGCGGCAATGTCGATGTCGCCCGATGCGATGCCGGGGTTCATTCGGTCGAACTCCGCAATCTGCGCCTCGACTTGCGCGAGTTCTGCATTGAGTTGCGCAAGTTCGTTGTTCACGTCGCGCGTGGCCTGCATCTGCGCCTGCTGTGCTGCAAGCTCGGCAGCCTCGCCGCCGTTCTGCATCGCGGGTGTTCCCGCCCATCTAAATCCAAAGTCGCTCATAATATCCTCTTACCGGTTCGGGTCATAGTGCCTGCGAGCCCACGCGCCCACGCTCTTGTCGATGTAGCCGTCCTTGTCCGTCGGGCTCGTGTGTGCGCGTTTTCCGTTGCGGTTCATCATGCGCCCGATGCTCGGGGCTTGCAGGAGTTCTGCCACCGCCATTGATGCCTCGTGTGGATTCCTCCCGCCATTGTACGTGTACCACTCGCCGCCTCCTCGAAACTGCACCTGAATCTTGTTGTTCGACAAAATCTTCACGCCAGAAACGGCAGAAGAACCCGGTGTCGGGTTCTGTCTTACCGTGCCGTCCTCGTTGGGCCACCACGACACGAGAGCACGTTCTGCCGCGTCGCCGCCTTCCATTAGGGCGCGGTTGTGTTCCTCGAGGGTCTGCGAGCGCAGGGCCTCTGGTGCAATGTTTCGGTCGAGCGTGGCGTTGTTTACCCACGTGGGCGAGTTCGCTACGTAGGTAATGGGGTACACGAACTCGCGCGTGAGTCCTGGGTACGTCATCGCCGCACCCTTCAAGCCCTTTTTCGCTGCGGCCTTCTCGATGGCGCGCGAGAAGTTCCCGCCGCCGAGCATTATGCCCGGCAGCATCTGGAGCGCGAACTTCCCGAGAAGTTCCACTACTTGCGAAAAACTAGCCATTGCCCGTTCCCTTTAGTTCAGCGATGCGCGCCTTGATTTCGTCGCGCCTCTTGACGAGTGCCGCACGTTCGGCGACCTTGCCCCGGATGCTGTTCGCAGCGTCGCCGTAGAGTTTCTTCTGCCGTTCTTCCTCGGCTATCCTGCGCTGCCTATCTTCCTCGGCGATGCGCTTCTGCTCGTTGATGTCTGCGCGGGTGCGCAAGTAACGGCCCGTCTCGCCGATGTCGTTCATCGCGGATTTCCAGCCCGAGCGGATTGCCTCGGGTTCGGGCTTGTCGATTTGCGGAACGTTCCATCTAAAGTTGATTGACAAGGGCATCGTGCTATCCTCCGAAGAACGGTGCTGCGGCCTTTACCATCGGGGCGATGCCGTCGAGGATTGCGGAGAATCCGCCCTTGCGGTTCGCGTCGAGGTTCGCCTTCTGGCCCATGACATCCGTCGCCATCTGCAAGTCGGCGTTGTTCTGGTTCGCCATGTTGCTCGTGTAATCGCTCAACGCCTGCATCAAGTTGTTGCGGTCGTTGCCGTAGATGTTCGCCATCGTGCCGAGGTTCTGCACTCCCGTCTGCGCCTGCTGGAGTTGCTGTTGGCGGTCCTGCATCAAGCGGTCGTATGCGCTGCGCCATTCCTCGCTCGCGAGGGCCTGCTGCTTCGCCGCCACCTTGTCGAGATAGTTGGACGAGAACCGGGAACCACCCGCCGCCGCGCTGTTGTTGATTGCGCTCATTGCCGCCTGCACACGCTGTTCACGCGCAGGGTCGAGGAAGTCGTCAACCGTCTTGTTGTAGTCGCCCTGGTGCGCGATGGCATCGGCGAGGGCCGCGACCGCGTCGTTGTACTTGGCAGCACCTTTGGAGAACGTGCCGTTCATCTGGTCGTAGTAATCGCGGATGAGTCCGCGGTTCTGCGCGGACGTTGCGCTGGCACGCTCGAGCATCTCGTCGAGAGTCTGCTGCGCCGCGTCGGTCTGTTTGTTGTTGCCGAACCCGAGAGCATCGGCGAGGTCGTTTATCCAACTCATTTGTCGTTCTCCTTGTCCGTGCACTCGAGTTCCATGTTGTCGATGTAGTCCTCGATGGCTTCCTGGAGTTTCTTCATTTTGTCGCGAATAGCAAAGATGTCCTCCTTGCCTTCGCCCTTCTTCTTTTCGTCCTTTACGTTCTTCATAACTTTTCCTCGATGCCGTAGATGGTGATGTCCACGAACGCGTTTTCCGGCAGCACGATGTTCGTCTGTTTCGGCTTGACGAGTATGTTCCCGCTCGCCGTGGCATTCGCCCAGCGCGCGATGCCGTAGCGGTTAGGGATGGTCGGGAACTCGACCGGCCCTGCCGCGAAACTCCCGCTCATCGAAAGCACGAACGGGGTCTTGACAACGTGCCAACCCATTCGGTCGTATTCGTACCAGGAGCCCGTGAGGACTCCCACAACGTCCGTAATCTTGGATGTCTCGTTGATGATGCCGGAGCGCATTAGATCATCGCCTCCGTCGCGGTCGCGCGTATCTCGCACGAACTTATCACAAGGTCGACGGGTGCGGAGAAACTCACGCGCACGACGCACTTGCGGTTCATCCCGAGATTACGCCACCTTACGCGGTGCGAATACTGACCCGTATGCCCGAGCCCTGCGGCCTTCGCCGTTCCGAAAGTGTGGCCTCCGTCGCGACTTACCTCGAGCATCATCTGCGGTTCGGTGTCGTATTCCTCGAACGCGCCCACGTTGCACTCGACCGCAAGTTCCTCGATGGTGAACGGCCGGAAGTTGTCAACCACCACGCCCGTCTGCCTTCTGCGTATGACCGGGCGCGTCTCGCCCGTGCGGAAATCCTCGACGAAGTAGTCGCGCATGAACGTACACACAAGGCCGTCGCGCGTGAACGCGTAGAATTTCTCTCGCCAATATGCGACCGACTCCGCACGCCACCGCACATCCGTTCCCAGGGAACCCACGGTTGACCGCTGATGCCACCCGCCATCGAGAGCATCGTAGACCCACGTTTCGTTGCATCCGGGCAACTGCATCACGAAGAAGTTGTGCTCGCCCTCAGAATAGCAGAACCCGTATGCCTGCCCCTCGGGATTTTCAAGCAGCTTGTCGTCGAGCCATTGCTCGGAGATCTTCTTGAACGATGTGCCGGTCGCCATCATAACGCATTTGCCGTACTGCGCACCGCTCGCCACGAAGTACACGACCGAGCCCGAAGAAGCCACCGAGAACGGGGCCTCAAGGCCGAACGAATTTTGCGCGGTGTAGGACGTGCGCACCCAATCCTCGTATTCGCCAGTACCGCGTTGCCAAATCTCCACCGTCTTGGGGCCGAACACGTACAAGGTAGGGCCGACCGCATAGATGCCGTTAATGTTGTCGCTCGAGCTTTCGGTGTTGAAGTATTGCTGCACGTGGTAGTCATCCTCGAACACGTGCGCGAACGCGTCCAAATCCTCGGTGAGTACGGTCACGCCATCGGACGCATAGACGGGCTTGCCGTCCTGCATCTGGAACATCGTGCGCGTATCGCTTGCGAGCGGGTATGCCTTCGAGTAGTAGCAATAGCCACTACCAGCATCGTTTACAACGATCGAGCCGCCAACAACCGCCACGTGCGTCGGGCGAATCGTGCCACCGCCTTCGGTGATGCGTTCGGGTAGTTGCACGTTCTTTAGCGCACCGCCTTCGAGCAGGTCGTATGCCTGGAGGTTCATGCCATCCGCGATGAGCAGAAGCGCGCGAGGGCCGCCCGTCTCCGCGAAACTGATTCGACCGCTCGGGGCAACCGTTCCGAGGGTTTGCAACGTTCCCGCAGGCGTGACGCGGTAGAAGGTCGTGCCGAACACGGCGAACATATCCTCGGGCGAGGATTCCGAACGCAGGCCGATAGTGCTCACGTATGATCCACGGCAAGACGCGCTCGTCGCGGTCATAGCAAACTTCTTCAAGCCCGGAACGCTCTCCATGTACTCGTTCTTGCCGTTGCGCGAGTAGTAGATGTTGTTGCTCCACGCGCTGCCCTGCACCGCAGCGAACTTCGCGCGGTCGGTAGCACCAACGAGCATATTTGTAACTTTAGCAGACATTACAAGCCCACCCCGCCGAGGCCGTTGTAGTAGTCATCCATGTACGAGCCAGCAAACTGCCCGAGGTTCGTGAGCGGCCTATTGACCGCCGCGTTCTTGTCGATGGCATCCTTCGCCGCGAGCAAATCCTCGTCAACCTGCGCCTTGTACGCATACAGCTTGTACCGTTTCACCATACGCGCCTCGAGCGCGTAGAGGATGAGGTTCTTGTAGAGGGGCGAGAGGTAGATGGTATCGCCTGCGGAGTAGTGCGGAAGTTGCTGCGCGGAGAACACCTTGAACTGCGCACCCGCCGTGCCGTTCATCTTGATTTCGCCGACCATGCGCGTCGAGTTGTCCGGGGCCTTGTCCGCATACACCTTGTACGTGTAGCCCTGCGGGAGCGAACCCGAGGCGAGCGAGGACACGTCCTCCACGCTGATGGGCTGGAGCTGCATCCATCGGATGCCCACGTGACGCGCCACTCCCATGATGTTGTCGGGAGGTTCGATAGGCACGACGTTTCCCGCCGTGATTTCTCCTGCAATGGGTGTAAAGAACTTGATGCTCCCCGCAGCGGTCACAACGTCCTCGCGAATGTTGGACGCGATGTAGTTGTCGCTATTTAGGTCTGCGATGGCGGTGTTCAAGAGCTCGACACAAGAGTCGAGCAGCGCGCCACCGGCGTGTTCGTCGTCGTCAATCTGCGAGAGGTCGCGACAAGCGGAATCTATAATCTCATTTACGGTCATGCACTCATTTTGTCGCAAGGTTTAAACCACGAAAAGCCCGCCGGATAATTCCGGCGAGCATAACCCAAAGGAGGTTTGAGTTTAGCGAGGCTTACGAGACCAGCGTGTAGGTCGTGACGGATTCGCGGTGGTCGAAAATCTTGGCGCAGAACGGGAGGTCGATGCGCAAGAGTTTCACGCCGTTCTTGCCGTCGCCGAACTCCATGACCTTGAGCGTGATATTGCCATCGGTGCCCACGTCCTTGACTTCGGAACCCGGCAGGCTGTTGAATCGGTACTGGTCGAAGGAGAGGCAGGACTCGGTACGAACCTGGCCCACGATGTACTGCTTGGAAACGGTGAGCATCGGAGTGAGCGTGAACGTGACGGTCGTGCCGGAAGCAGCCGCGCTGATGGTGGCGGCAGGGAGCACGGCGTTCGCGTTGTTGTAGCCCGTACCCGAAGCGGCAATGCGCAGTTCGGGGATGACGAGCACGGAGGTGCCTCCGCGATTTTCCATGTGCGGAATCACGACGTAGTCCTGCTGCGTCTCGATGCCGGCAGCGGTGCGAACCTTGAGGCCGCTAAGCTTGTACGGCATACCGGCGACAATCTTGCCGGACACGGCAGGAGTGATGCTGCTGATGGCGGTCACGCCGAGCACGTTGTTGTTCGCGTCCTTGACGAGTTCGCCCGTGATGGTCGGGGCCGCGTCCATGTTGGTCGTGTTGATGACCGGCACGTTGGCGATTTCAATCTGTTCTGCGCCACCGTACTTGCCGAGGTAGGCATCATCGTAAATCTTCGTCATCTTCTCGTTCGGGATGAACTTGGCGAGGCCAGCTTCGGCGATGTCACCCATGATGGTCGGGCTCTGGAAGGAGAGCTTCTTGCCAGCCACGCCGAGTTCGTTCAGGGCCTTCGCGGACTTGGTGAGCAGCTTGAAGTCTGCGGTAGTCACGACAAGAGCCTGGGCAGAGGCGAACATGTTTTCATCCATGACGGCCTTCTGCGTGCTGATTGCGAGGTTCTTGGCGCGCGGTGCGCCGATTTCTTCCATGAACTTTTCGCCGTCCTCGGTGTTCACGAACTCATCCCAGAGGTCGAGTTCCACGGAGGAGTTCTTGTTGTTCATGTAGGCGTTGATTTCGGGTTCGTTCACCGCGTCGGGGTTGGCGACGATGCCGTCGTGGACGGTGCCCGGATCGGTGAGGTAGCCCGTGACCTTCATGCCGTACTTCTTGCCCTTCAGTTCAGTCTGCGGGAACTGGGACTTTGCGCCCTTGATGTAGTTCATCTCGTCGCCGACGAGGGCGGCAATGAGTTTCAATTTCTTGCTGTTGGCAAATGCCATGAGATTATCCTCCGCGCACAATACGTGCGCAAATGGTGTAGGTGTTCGGTTAATCGTCCGCGCACCTACGGACAATGTCATGGGTGCTTCAAGTGGTCGTGTTTAACGTCTCGACCAAAGACAAGGAGCCGTGCGCCGACTCTGCGAACGGGGTTTCGCGTTCCCCCGTTGCACTCATATTGTCGCGAGAAGGCGCACCCCCTAAAATTTTTTCTACTTGAATCGACGCACGAACGCGCGCATCTCGTCCGGGTCGGAGTAGATGTCGGGCTTCACGCCACCTCCCGCCTGCTTTCCGGGCTTGCCCAAGTGCGGCATCGTGGGCTTGGTCGGTGCAGGGTTGGCAGGCGCAGCGGGTGCATCGTCCATGCGCTCGTCGACACGACGGAGGGCATAGTACACGTCAAGTTGAGACACACGTCGCGAACCGTCGCCGAACACGTCGCGGAAAGTCTGCTGGTCGTTCAAGACCTTCTCCATGACGCGAGGGCCGTGCGGGTGGTTCATGAGGAAGTCGGCAGCGGCAGGGCATTCGTCGAGAATCTGCCCGAGCCCGCGCTGCGAACAATACATCACCTTCGCGTAGAACTCCTGCTCGCGCTTCTCGTCGTTGAACGCCGCGTGAACGTTATCCATCCACACGCGCTGCTGTTCGCTCGCCTCATCGTCGATTTCCTTCTGCTTGCGCTGAGTTTCCGCATCCGCGTCGGCCTTCTTCTTCGCTTCAGCGTCACGTTCTGCGAGAATCTTGTCCACCCTTCGCTGCGTGAGGTAGTCGATGTAATCGTCATCGCTCTCGAAGTCCTTGCGTGTCTTGGGCGCGTTGTTCGGGTCGGTCTTTTTCTCGATCTCGGCAAAGCGCGCCTTGAGTTCGGCGATTTCCTTGTCGCGCGCGGCAAGTTCGTCGGCGTGCCTCTTGTTGTTCTTGTCGAGCTGCCTGCGGAACGAATACTCGGCGCGCTTCATCGGGTCGTCTGGGATTTCCTTCTTCGGCTTCGGCTCTTCGACCTTGTCCGAAGGTTTTTCCTCGGTCGGATCGGCAGGCTGTTCGGGTTCTTCTGGCTTTTCTTCCGGGGTTTCGCTCGGCTGTTCGGCCTGGGTTTCTTCCGGCTTCGGCTCGGTCGATTTCGTTTCTTCGGGTTTCTCCGCGGCAAGTTCCGCGAGAGCCTTGTCTAATCTGGACATCGTGTCCTCCTTCGGTTAGTGTTTGTAAATCATTTTCCCGTCAACGTCGCTGCACATCGCGAGCGAGTATTCTATCAAGGTATTTAGCTGTTTATTGTCGTTGCAAATTTCGCTCATCATCTTTGTCGGCCGTAGGCGTTGGCGGTTAGCGCGGTTGCGCCGTACCACCTTGAACCTGGCGATGGCAACACCGAGCAGATAGTTGATGAGCGCGTGTGGGTTCTCGGTCTTGGCATCCGTGTCTATCTTGTCGAGCAGCATCAAGACGATTTCCATCTGCACGTCAACATCGCGGCACACGTCCTCGAGGTACGCATCCGCGCGCCGGAGGTTGATGGCGACGGCAAGGCGCACGATGGCGAACAGCACCGTGCCTATCATGTCGTCGAGTTCGCGGGTGATGCGACGAGCCCTGCGCAGGCGCACGCACATCGCGAACACGTCCTCGTTCTCGAATGCCGGGAACTTATGCCTCATCCATAATCCTCTCTATCTCGTCCTCATCCATGTCGTTCCCTGCCGTCTTGATTACCGGGTCGTCTATGTTGGTAAGTTCAACGCACGAAAGCGCGGCAGCGTCCAGGATGTCGGTGGACATCTTGAGCAACACGCGCAGGTCATCCTTCGGGGTCACGAGCAGACGGCCCTGCCTATCCTTGCGCCACGAGAGCGCGCACGCCTGCCATTTCAGTTCTGGCGTGAGGTCGAACCCGTCAACGCATAGACCGCGCTTCACTTGCGCGGCAAAGTTGAACATCATCTCGGCGCGTATGTTCGCGAACTTCTCGCGGTTGTCCTCGCTCGGGTGGCGCGAGAACGGAATCTGCTCGCAGGGCATCTCGTACTTGAGGATGTTATACTCGTAGTCGCTGAACGCCATGTCCATGTTCAGCTTGTCGATTTTGTACTTGTGGTTGAAGTTGACGATGCGCCGCACGGTCTCCTCGTGGTCGATGCCGTTCAGCTTCCACATATCGAGCACGGTGTTCCCGCGTCGAGCGAAGAATGCGGTCGCGTCACGTTCCACGCCCTCGCCGCAGTCGAGCCCAGCAACGATCGTCTTGTCAAGCGTTGTAGTGGCAACGAGCGGGAACTCGTCAAGACGGATGAGCGATGTCGCGCCGTTGCCAACAAGGATTTCGCCGTCGAGTTCCTGGCGTCGCATCTCGTCGGTAGTGATGCCGGAGAGAATGAGCGCATATTGCTCGTCGGTGATGAACGTGTTGTCGCGCGTCGTGGCCTTGATGATTTCCCAATCGCAGTCGCTCGATGCCATGAGCACGTTCCAGCCGCTATCGACGCGTGGCGTGGTCGCTCCGATGATGCGGGGCTTGTCAACCTCCGGCCCACGCATACACGGCCCCCACACCGAGAGAATCGGCAGAGGCGCAAGGAAGAGCTCGTCGAGCAATAGCAGTGAAATGTTCGTGTAGCCACGCGAGGCATCCACCGACTCGTACGTGCCGAAATAGACGAAATGCCCGTTGTAGCGCATCTGCATCGGTGCCTCGCGCCACTCGATGAACGAGTAGATGCCCCAGTCGGTCGCCATGCTCTTGATTTCGGCATAGAGCGTGTCGTGCAGCGTGTCGTAACGCTGACCGCCTACCATCACGTTCTTTCCCTGCAAGAGGGTCAAGAGGGTGATGGCTGCGAGCACGAAGGACTTACCCGCGCCACGTCCGCACAATAGCAAAGACTTGTTCGCGGAGGAGTCCATCAACTTTCGCTGATGGGGTAGGAGTTTCAGCGTGACATCCACGTTACACCTTCTCGATCTTGACGTTCAAGCTGTTGTCGAGTTTCCCGGCGAGTTCGATCTTCTGCGACGCATCGGGGCTCGCCTGGTAATCGAGGCCGACCATCTTCGCGGCCTTTTCCGCAATCGCCATCGCCTCGGTGTCGCCGTTCAGCCCGTCCTGAAATAATTTTTCGAGTTGCCCTTTGTGGAGGGCGATGTCAAGCAGGCGCGCACGAGCGGCAGCGCGAACCTTCTTGATTTCGTTCGCCTTAAAGGAAAGTTCGCGGGCGTGTTCGCCTGGTGTAAAGTTCTTTTTGAGGTTGGCGAGGCTGTTAGGATGTCGGCCTCTTTTCGGCGGTTCGTTCGGGGGAACCGCGCATTTTTCTCGCAAAATCGGCCTTTTTGCCGTTTTAACAGCGTTTTTTAAACATTTTGTATCATTTTTGTATTTAATTCCGGTCTTTTTGGCAGGGATAACTGTCATACGCGCCCCCTTACCACCTCGCACAAGATGGCGTACAGCAGGCGCGGCACGTTGGTGCAGTTCGGTTCGATGCCGTAAGTCCGGGCGATATATTCGGCAGGGGAGGGCGCAGCGGGAACAGCAGCAGGCACGTCCGTTACGGTCGTTTCCGTGCGTTCTACGGCCTTTTCTTCGTCTGGTGGTGTAGTTGACGGGGCAGGGGAGAACAGGGCCTCCTGCGCGCGTCTGCGTTGATTCTTTGCCATATGGGTTCGCCCTCGCTACTTCGCGAACCCCCTTCACGCCAATAAATTTATGCAAATATGCGCATAAATGCAATAATTAAATAAATTGTAAACGAAAATTTTACAATAAAACTATTGCTAAACGTGTGTAAAGTGTGTATATTTAAATTGAAAACAAACAACAAGCGAGGACACAATGACGAACTTTGAAAACTGCTACGAAGCAAAGGAAGCCTTCTGGAATATCTGGAAGAAGAACAAGGTTTGCGGCCTTTCGCGCATCGACATCGACATCTTCGACGGCATCGTTTCTTTTTTCAGCAAGAACGTCGAAGAAATGGACTGCTTCGGCAAGTTCCAGGGATTTGCCGCAAAAATACTCACTCGCAACGAAGTGAAAATGTGCGCTAAGGGTTACGCCATTCTCGCCACGATCAAGAATGAAGAATTCGCCCACCGCATCTGCACCAGCGAAAAGCTCTGGAATATGGCTGCTTAATTTTCAAAAAAAAACGTAAACAAACAACAAGAGGTTAACTATGCGCAAATACACAATTCATGGAGCAATCGAAGAAATGGCCAACACCGTACAGGTGTTCAGCGACGGATACGGCACCTGGAAGGTCAAGGCCAACATCGGCATCCGTTTCACCGGCGAGTACGCCGAGGACTACTTCACGACACACAACGAGGCGTGGAAGACGGGCGAGTTCGATGGAGAACACTTCAACCCGCAGGATTACGGCGAATGGCTGGAAGACTACTTTGAACAGGAGTTCAACGACGTGAGCAGCGATGCCCTCGCGCTCATTACCGACGAGATGAAAAAGGAGATGTTCAAGGCGTGGTGCGAAAGGCTGTGGTCGGATAGCGCCAACGAGGACAATTACGAATCACATGATGAGCGCGACAAACGCGCCGCTCGCAAGATTATCGAGTCGTGGGTAGATGACAACGAATGGCCAGACAACGTGGTCGTCACCGCCGACAACAGCACCATCTACGTCCTGGACGACGACGAGCGCGAATTCGCAGCAAGTGAAACTGCGAATCTCGCCATGCTAGTAGATGGCAGATGCGACGCATTCATTAACGCATTCAACAGGATTTAACCAGACAAAGAGAGGTCAACTATGCGTAAACTGCAATGTATCAGGCATTTTCTGTGGCACGTGTGCCACTTCCATGGCCCGACCTGCACCACCGTCACGGAGTCCGTGGTGGCATCCAGCAGGGAGGAGGCCATCATCCGGGTTTTCGGCACTATGCCGCCGTCATACATGCCGCTCGTCATCTGGAGCGAACCCATAAGGAGGGCCGTATGAATAAGAAGTCGAAGGGCAGGCCATTCGAGCGCATCAACCTGATGCTCGACCGCCGACAGCTCGAGAAGGCCATGGCGGTCGCCATCGAGGGCGGGGAGCCGGTCGCCGAGGTCGGGAACAGGTCGGGCTTCGTTCGGTGGCTTCTGAACGCCTACATCAAGGTCAACAAGGGGGCGAAATGAAGAAACACGTCGAAAATATACGCAGGTGGCTCGGAGGGGCTGCCGAGGAATACGTGGTGCGCAGGGTCGCGTTCTGGTGGCTCGTCTACTACCAGGGCGCGAAGGGTAGCGAACTCCTCACGGTAAAGGCTGGAGGGGAGGACATCACCCTGCAACTGAAGCACAGGAAGTGCGTGCCTCTCGGGTACGAGTCCGCCCCGATCGAGCCGGAGGTGGCGCAGAAAATCTACGGACACCCTATCAACCAGGTCAACGAGGGCGAGGCCGTCATCCTGAATGTCGGCGTGGACGCCACCCTCGAATGCTGGAAGAAGGGCGAACGTGACCCGCGATGGGTTTTGCCGGTGGACATCGACACTATCCGCATCGTCAAGTAACAACCCCCGCATTTGCACAGAGAGCCCCTTTTGTGGGCTCTTTTCGTTTTGGTGAGGCAAGTATGCGCAAAAAATTTTTTGAACGCGTAGGGGCATCTTTTCCTCTAGGAAAAGACAAGTTTAAATATTTTATAAAAATTAAATAAAATGATGTTATGTAATGGAATGTAATGTAATGGGATGTAATGGTATGTAATGGTATGTTTTAATTAAAACATAACACTACATAACATAAGAGGTGGCACGTAGGTCAAGCAAGGTGGCACATAGGTTACACCAAGGTTATACCTTTGTTATCTTTTTTTTATGTAAACCAGATTCTTATGTAAAGCAATATTTTACAAAATAATGTTGCTATTTGGTCAAAAATAATGTATTATTTGGGTAAGGTTGGGTTGCCGATAATGTATAATATTTAAACCTCTTTTAATTTGTCGGCAGCCCAGCCATAAAGGAACATTATGGCTGGATTTAGATTCAAGATAGAAGAAAAGGCGCTACTTGTCAACGTGGCAAGGGCTGCTCTCGCCGATTTCGAGGCGAAGGCGAAGAACGCCAAGTCGGAACTCGACCAGGCTGGATTTGCGCACTCCGCAGAAACGATGCGCGCCATCTGCGACAAACTCGAACGCAACGGCGAGGAATAATGAAAGTCCAATTGGACACAACCGCCCTGCGCCGCGAACTGCACAAGGTCATCTACGATGACAAGACCTGCGCACAATGGGTGCGCGAGTTCGAGTACACGCTCGGATGCTGGGGAACGAACGAGAACCCGCATCCGTTCGCGATGAGCCTCATCGTCGAGGCAGAAGGCTACCGCGCCACGCAGTCCATCAAGAAGATGAAGGCCGCAGTCATCAAGGAATTGGGCTCGGACGCATCAAGTGAGGATGTGAACAAGAGACTCGTCGAGAAGTATGGCGAGGAACGCGTAAAGACTATATGCGACACTATTCGTCGCGCAAAGAATTTGTCGGCAGATGGCGACACCCGCGAGGATGTTGAGTTCAAATCCGACGGCAGCGATGCCGCCAATCTGGAAACCCACTCATCTGCCGACACCGAGACTCTCGACGGCCTGACCGATAAGGACGAACGACCCGTGGGCGGGAGGGCAACTAGCAAGCCCTCACGTACCACACCGCCGCAGAACTCATACGGCGAATTTGGCAACGTCAAGATGACCACCGCCGAGTTCGAGAAGCTCGTGCAGGCTGTGGGTGCTGACCGCGCGAACGCTCTAATCGAGGAGCTGTCCTCGTACCTGGCGTCGAGCGGAAAACGCTACAAAAGCCACTACGCGACGCTCATCAACTGGGGCAGGCGCAAGGACAAGGAGTCCGAGCCCAAGCAGCGTTATCTCACAACAGAAGAAATCTCGCAGCGCAACATCGAGGAGTCCAAGAGGCAGATGGAGGCGATATTGGCGCATAGGAGGCCGGCGAATGGATAAGATTGTTAACGCCATAAGAGAGCAGCTAATTCTCTCGTATATGCAGGCAGGTCGCGTCGTGCCGACTACCGTTGGCGTGATCGCCGCCGCGCTGCAAGACACACTTATGTTCAACGATGACGAGGAAGTCCACAACGCATTCCGCAGGGCGCGCGACATGGCTGACATACCGACGCAGCGTGTGCTGAAGGAAGCCTTGACGAACCATCGCCAGGAAACCACGCCGCCGCCGAGACCCGAAACACTCATAGAGGACGGCTACGTGGGGCATAGGCAGCCCACGAACGAGGAACGCGCCTACATATTCGCTACGCAGTCCGCGTGCGGAATCGGGCCTCTCGTAGGCAATAATCGCGAAATCATTGCACAGTTCGAGTCAGACACGAAGAATGCGGAGTTCGTGGAATACCAGCGCGGATGGCTAAAGAACTACATCCGCAAGATGAAAGTCGAAACCGTAAAGAGAGCTGAACGCATCATGAAAATCAAAGGAGTATCCGAAATGACCGACGAATACAAGTCCATTAAATCCCACAGCACCTTCACCGTGACCGGCGAGCACGAACGCGCATTCATCACCTGCTCCGGCGAGGCGGCATCCAACCCGAAGGTGCAGGCGGAGATTCTCCGGATCCGCAAGGGTGGCTGCGACTTCGCCACCGCAGCGTGGACGGCGCGGATGCTCTCGAGAATTTACTAACCAAGAGAGGAAAAAATGAACGACAACGAACTCAACTTTCTGCGCGAACGCGCACAAGACGGCATCCACGATGGTGAAATCGTCATCAACGAATACAAGACGCGCGAACACATGACTATCGGTGAGATGGCCCTCGCGGTCGCGCTCCCCTTCGGCCTTCTCTTTTTCTACGCCCTTGTGGGCGCGCTGGAGGGCTAGTATGACTCATCGCGACCTTGAGATACTTATCGAATGCGTAGAGGACGCACAGTGCACGAAAAAGGCCGCTGCGGAGGTCATCGCCGACCTTATCGTGGAAGGCAAGATGCCGACCAAGACCCAGGTGCGTGCATACTGCATCGCTCGTCTGGGTGTTGATTCCGCTATGCGTGATTTGGAAAACTGCATGGTAATCGCCGCCACCGTTGCGGCAGAGGAGGCTTAAATGGAACAGAGAAAACTCACCAATAGCATGCGCAGCAAGTTCAACGCCTGCCATCGCGCATACAAGATTGCCTACGTCGACCTTATCCGTCCGGCGAAGGCATCGGACGCGCTATCCTTCGGAACGGCGATGCACGCGCTCCTTGAGGCCTATTGGGGCGGCCAGGAGACGATGGTGCTCACGGGCGACGACTACACCGACGTGACGCTCCGCTGCCTCTTTGAGGGCTACAAGGCCAAGTGGGAGCAGAGCGACGCGGAAAAGTATGAACGCGTGGGTGCGGAGTTCGGATTCGAGGCCCCGCTGATGAACCCCGAGACGGGAGGCGTGAGCAAGACGTGGGTGCTCGCGGGAAAGATTGACGCCATCGCGAAGGACAAGGCGACGGGCAAGCACATCATCGTGGAACACAAGACCACCTCCCAGGACATCGGGCCGGGTTCGGACTACTGGAAGAAACTCCCCATCGACGGGCAGGTGTCCGGCTACTATGTGGGCGCATCCACCCTCGGCTACGATGTGGACGTGTGCCTCTATGACGTAATCCGCAAGCCCACGATTAGGCCGTACAAGGCCACGCCCGAAGAGAACCGCAAGTACAAGAAGGATGGCACGCTCTATGCTGGGCAGCACGAACACGACGAAGACCCGCACGAATGGGAGGCGCGCCTGATGGCTGACATTGCTGAACGCCCCGACTACTACTTCCAGCGCGTCGAGGTGGTGCGCTCCGAGTCCGACCTCTCCGACTACCTCTTCGACATGTGGGCGGTGGGTCGTGAAATCGCGGATGCCGAGCGCATCGGACGGTGGTCGCGCAATCCGAACGCGTGCAGCATGTATGGAAGCTGCGAATACTTCGACGTATGCACGGGATGTGCGAGCCTTGACGATGTGACCCTTTTCCGCAAGGCTGAAACCGCGAACGAGGAACTCTAAGATGCAACTCGACCTTTTCCCAGACTTGAAAGTGACGCGCACAAGACATTCGAAAGAGTACGGTGCGTTCACGGACAGGTTCAAGACGAAACTCACGACCGACGATTGCTACACGCCAGAACCCGTGTACAACGCCGTGCGCGATTGGTGCGTCAAAAAGTACGGGTTGCAAGGTCGTGAAATCGTGCGCCCGTTCTGGCCTGGTGCGGACTTCGAAATGTACGACTACCCCGAGAACTGCGTAGTGATTGACAACCCGCCGTTCTCGATTTACAACCACGTCCTCGACTTCTACATCAATGAACGCCCAACCGACTTCTTCTTGTTCGCCCCGGCGTTGACATTGTTCAAGAAGTACGATGCCTGCTACGTGATGTGTTCTGAGGATGTGAAGTACGCGAACGGAGCGATCGTTAAAACGAGTTTTGTCACGTCGCTGGACAAGGAAAATCGCGTTATATGCGACCATACGCTCAAGCACGCGATACGCACGGCGAACGCATATGGAATGCCGAAGAAGGCGGAATTGCCCATCATCGTGATGCCGCAGAACGTCATCACGTCTGCATGCCTCTCTAAGACTACCCGCGTGGAATTTGCCTTCAAGAAGAAGGACTGCGCGTTCATTACCAATATAAATGGCTACCGCATCTTTGGCGGTGGGTTCATCCTGTCAGACCGAGCAGCGGCAGACCGAGCAGCGGCAGACCGAGCAGCGGCAAAAAAAAAGATTGTAAAAACTTTCGGAAAAGAAGAACAAGAACTTTTAAACAAACTAAACCAAGCGAGGTAAAAAATGAACAATCTACTCTCCAAAATCAAGAAAGGCCCGACCAAGTTGCCGCCGAAGATTATGCTCATCGGCGTGGAGGGTGTGGGCAAGTCCACCGCAGGCGCGTCGATGCCGAATCCCATCTTCGTGTGTGGCGAGTCCGGCCTTGTAGGGCCGCAGTTCGACGGCATCCCCAACTTCACGCCGGAATCCTGGAAGGACATCCTCGACTTCTGCGAGGAACTCGCAGCGACTCCTGGCGACTTCCGCACGCTCGTCATCGACACGCTGGACTGGGTCGAGCCGATGCTCTACGCCCACGTGTGCGCCGAGGGCAAGCAGAAGAACATCGAGGGCTTCGGGTACGGCAAGGGCTACGTCCTCGCGCAGCAGGAGGCGCGCAAGCTGCTCGTCGCCCTGGACAAGGTAAACCGTGCGGGGCTCAACATCCTGCTCCTCTCGCACTCGCAACTCCGCAAGGTGCAGAACGTGCTGGGCGATGACTACGATCATTTTGAATCGAAACTGAACGCGAAGGTGGGCGGAATCTTCAAGGAATGGGCCGACGCGGTGCTTTTCGCAAGGTTCGAGACCTTCGTCGAGAACAAGGACGGCAAGGTCAAGGCATACGGTGGCAGCACACGCGTCGTGGAGACAACGCACTCTGCCGCGTGGGATGCCAAGAACCGCTACGGACTCCCCGAGCAGATGCCGCTCGACATGCTCGCCATCCTCTCGGCTATGGACGGCAACGGTGGCGACGCGAAGGCGGCAGAAATCGAGCTGCGTGGGCTCCTGGAACGGCTCCCGAAAGACAAGGCCGACAAGACTATCAAGTGGCTCGAGACTCCGCGCTCCGTCGTGGACTTGCAGAAGGTACTCAACAACGTAAAGAACGCAATCAAGGAGGCCGATAATGGCTAATTACTCCGGCACTATCACTTCCCACGGGCTCGCGGAGTCCAAGAACAACCACACGCCATCGGTCAAGATGTGCATCAAGGCGACAACGTGCCTCGATGACGGCAACGCCTGCGACAAGACGTTCTACGCGGACTTGTGGCTTACCGACAACTCGGCGCAGAACACCATCAAGACGCTGCGCGACATCGGCTGGCAGGGCATGGACTTTGCTACCCTCAACGACGGCAACGACCTCGAAGGCGTGGAGGTGGAAATCACGACAGAGGTCGAGACCTACGAGGGCAACGACTACGAGAAGGTGCGATTCGTGAACAAGCCAGGACACTTCGCGAATCGCGGTGTGAAGGCGATGGACGCGAACCAGGCGAAGGCCGTGGTGGCGAAATACAATGCCCTGCTCCGCAACAGCCCCAAACCCACCGCGACGGCGCAGAAACCCGCGCAGAAGGCCGGAAGGGTGGACGCATCGCAGTACGCGAGCCCCGACGAGGATTTGCCGTGGCTGTAAGCGACGGGGCCTGACCCGCACTTGTTTGTCCCTTCGCCGTGCAGGGTAGTCGCGCAAGCACGGCATCTATGGCACACTCGGTTGTCGGTTGGCGGTTTAGTTCATTTCCCCGCCACAAAGTCGCGGTTCGATTCCGCGAGTGCCACTAGCAGGCGAGTGCCTGCGAACGAGGCCCACCCACGGATTCAGGTGTGGTGCGCGCACCGTGCAGGGTGCTATATCCCACGCGCCGGACGTGGCTGCACAATCCGGCAAAGTTTACAATGCAGACAACCAAATGAAAGCGAGGTAAAACAAAATGGACAACAAACACGAACACATCTATGATGACTGCATCGGCAACCCTCCCTTTGCCGAGGCCTTGAAAACGCTGGGGGGGGGGATTGATACCGAATGGAAACTGACCGAGGAGCAGCAGCGGTTCTTTGACGAGAAGAAAGAACGCGTGAGCAACCTTCCCGAAGATGCGACCGAGCGCGAGAAGGAATTTGCCAAGATCGCGCTGTTCATGGCAAACTATGCCGAGGACTTGCAGGGAGCCCTGAACCGCGTCAAGGCGCAGCGCACGGCTGCAATGGAGCGC